GTCCTCTCGACCCTCGATGGTCGGCAATTGTCTCCAACAGACCGGACCTTGCCCCGGCGGTTGAACCCGGCGTTTGCATGCTGGCTGATGGGATGGCCTATCTGGTGGACGAATCCCGCGCTCACCAGCTGCGCCAGGTTGGAAATGGCGTCGTACCGCTGCAGGCTGCAGTGGCACTTGTCGAGCTATTTCGGAGGGCTCGCTGAATGAACCGACCTGATGGTTACGCCCTTGTCATGGATACGGCCATCGAAGCCATGCGCCCTGACCCCGAGCTGCGCTGCGATTTGTGGGCTGAGGAGTTCATGGTGCTGCCCAAGAGCAGCCCTCAGCCCGGTCCGTTCCGATTCCAGCGCAGCTATCCGGCGCGCCGCGTGCATCAGGTGCTCTCGCCCAATCACCCGTGCAAGCGGGTGGTGGCGCGTGTGGCATCGCAGATGTTCAAGACGCAAACCGCCTTGAACTGGATCGCCTCGCTCATTCATCGCAGGCCCAAGAACATCCTGGCGCTGGAGCCCACCGATACGCTGGTCAAGCGCTTCAGTGCGCGCGTGGCCGCCATGATCCGCAACGTGCCCGAGCTGCGGGAGTGCGTGGCGGCAGTCAAGAGCCGTGATTCGCGCAACACCGTCCAGGCCAAGGATTTCAAGGGTGACGCCACCATCTACATGAATACGGCGGGTTCGGCGGCCAATCTGGCGGAAGTCTCGGCACCATATATCTACTTCGACGAAATCGACCGCGCCCAGCTCGACGTGGATGGCGAAGGCGACCCCGTTGAAATTGCAGAGGCGCGCGCAACACAGTACGAGAACGAGGCCAAGTTCTTCTACACCAGCAGCCCATCTATCGAGCATTTTTCCAAGATAGACACCTTGTTCGAGATGGGAACGCGCGAGGAATACCACGTTCCCTGCCCGCATTGCGACCACCTGCACGCACTGGTGCTGAAGAACTTCCACTACCGCCGCGATGAAGACACCGGCTTCATGGATCGTGCCTGGTTCACCTGCCCCGGCTGCGGCTGCGACATTGAAGAACACCACAAGGCCGCCATACTGCCCGATGTGGACGGCGGCGGCCGGGCGCGCTGGGTTCCCACTGCCGTGGGCGATGGAGAAACCATCAGTTTCACCATGTCGGCGTTCTACATGCCCATCGGCGCCATCACTTGGCTTTCGCTCGCCCGCCAGTACGCGCGCGCTAAAGACCGCCTCAAGCGTGGCGACCATGAAGCCATGCAGGTGTTTTACAACACCCGCCTCGGGCTGAGCTACAAGAACACCGAAACCGTCACAACGGCCGCACAACTGCGCGCGCGTGCCGAAAGCTACACCCCCCGCGTGGTTCCTGATCAGGCCCTGGTTGTGACCATGGCTGGCGATACGCAGCCCAACCGGCTGGAGTTGCAGATCGAAGCCTGGGGACCGGGACTGGAACACTGGGTTATCGATTACATCGTGCTCAATGGTTCGCCCACTGAGCCGCCTGACACGCCTGGAAGTGTGTGGCAGCGTCTTGATGAAATCAAGCGCACGCCGCTGCTGCATGCCAGCGGCAACCCCATCAGAATTAGCGCCTACGGAGTAGACTCGGCCGGCTCCAACACGCAGGACGTGTACAACTACGGCGCGCCGCGCAAGGCACTCGGGTGCGTGGTGTTCCACGGTACGCCGCGCCCGAACAAGCCCATCATTGGCAGCTCACCCAACCGCATGGACATCGATTGGGGTGGAAACAAGGTGCCAGGGGGTGTCGAGCTGTGGGCCGTTGGCACCGACACCGCCAAAGACTGGCTGTCCAATCGCATGCATCTAACCGAAGGGCCCGGCGCCATGCATTTTCACGATCAGCTCCCGAGCGAGTGGGCTGACATGATGGTGGCCGAGCAGCCGCGCACCGAATACCGCAAGGGCCATGCCGTGCGCAAGTGGGTCAAGCCCAATGGCGTGCGCAATGAGGCCTGGGACACGAGTGTGTACAACCTCGCCCTGGCGCACCAGTTGGGCCTGCACAAGTGGAGTGCCATGGATTGGAAGCGCCTGCGCGACAAGCTGATCCCTCCCACGCGTGGGCTGTTCGCGCTTGAAGTCGCTGCAACGACAGATTCCACGTCGCCAGTAGCACCAGCGGATGCCGCGCTTTTGAATGCGCCTGCGTTGCCCGCCGTCCAGACGTCTGTACAGCCGCCGCATGCGCTGGACAGTCCCGCACCTGCATCCATCCCAGCGCGCGCGCCAATGGCAGCGCCAGCACAACTCAATCCGCAGCCCGCCAACAGCGGGCGGCGCATGCGTTCACGAGGACTACGCCGATGACTAAGAAGACCCCCAACCACATAGACTCCGACGCCTTGCGACTGGCCGCGCCTGCACCGTTGACCGATGGAGACGACGTGTCGCCACCGCTCAATGATGAACAGCGTGATCTTGATGATCTGTGCGAGCGCTGGGCGAGCTGGAAAGCATCGCGGCGGCTGTATGGGCCGCCTCCCAGCATGGGATCTGTGCTTGGGCAACTCAGCAGCGCGACGCGTATGCGCCCACTGATTCCGGGCGGTCCCGATGCGGTCTGTAGCGCAGAGCTGGCCGCTTTCCATATGGCGTACACGTGTCAGCCAGACGAACTCGAAAAAAGAGTATTCGAGCTTTACTACGTGTACCGCGTCGCACCCGTCAAGCGCGCGGCAGCGGCGTTGGGCATTAGCCGTCAGCACTTCTATCGGTCACTGACGGAATTCCGCAAACACCTCTATTCCGCGTCTTGCGCAATTCTGGAATTGGAACGGCAGAAACTCCTGAGAATGCAGCATGAACGGGATATTCGTAGCGAACTTGGAAAGTGACTGTCAAATGGTTTTTTGTCACCTCTGGAGGTGACAATTTACCGCTCGACTCCATGTGACAAAACACCCGAAAATTCACCCTAAATCAGGTAGGTGTCGAAATTGCGCCTAGCTGAAAATACATAGTCCACAACGCAGTTGTGAAGCCCGCCCCCGGCAGCCGAAAGGCTCCGGGGGCTTTGTTTTGGGGTACCGAATCGCATGATCACAGTCCGCCGCAGTGGCCTCGACATTGCCACCGTCGCCGCGCAGATTGGTGACGTGCCAAGACGCATGCTGCCGTACGCAGCCGCCACCGCACTCACCCGTTGCGCGCAGCATGCACAGCGCACGGAACTACCTGCGGAGATGCGTCGCGTGTTTGCCAACCCGGTTGCCTATACGCTGAACGCGCTGCGCATCGAGCCCGCCAGCAAGGACAACCTCTCTGCCCGTGTGATGGTCAAGAACGCGGGTGAAGGCTCTGGCATCGCACCCGAGAGTTTTCTCCAGCCCGAGGTTGAGGGGGGCGTGCGCAAGCACAAACGCATGGAGAACGCCATGCGCTACGCCGGTGTGTTGGGTTCATCCCAATACGCAATGCCTGGCCCAGGTCTGTCGCTTGACGCAAGCGGCAACGTCAAGGGTGCGGAGGTGCGCACCATCCTCGGCGCATTGAAAAACATCCGTGCTGCCAGCGCAACGCGCGAACGCGGTACTGGAAAGCGCCTTGCCAAAGGCCGGCAGCTTGCCAACGACCTCTTCGTCGGCATGCCACGCGGTGGGAATCGTCCCAGCGGCATCTGGCGCCGCGAAGGGCACCGCATTCGTGCGTTGTTTGTGTTCACCAGCAATGCGCCCGACTACAGCCGCCGCCTGGATTTTTCCGGCGTGGTTCAGAAAGTGGCGCTGGAGCGCTTTCGTCCCGAGTTTGAAAAGGCCATTACAGCGCTCAAGTCGCGCGGAGGCAGTTGGGCATGAGCGCAAACACCATCGCTACGCAGCTTGAGGATGCGCGTCAGCGTCTGGCCCGGTATCTCGCCGCAGAGACCAAGATCCTTGAGTCCCAGGAGTACCAGGTCGGCAACGGTGGCACCGCGCGCCGCACGCGCCGGGCTGAGCTGGAGCAGGTGCAAAACGGCATTCGCGAGGTGCGCATGGAGATCGCGCGCCTCACTGCGGCATCGACCGGGCGTGGCCGTATCTCCTACCTACGCCCGAGGTATTGATACATGCGCGTTTCCCTTCTCGACAGGCTGGTGCAGCGTGTCGCGCCGGTCTATGCCCTGAAGCGTATCAAGAGCCGGATGCAGTTCGACGTGCTTGCGTCTCTTGGCGGTGACGAGGCGCTGCACGGGAGCGGTGCCTTTGATGCTGGAGGGCGTGATAACGGAGGCTCACGCCGGTGGCGGCCTGCGCCACGCGATGCAAAGGCAGACAGCCTGCGCGATCTGCCGCTGCAGCGTGGGCAGTCACGCGAACTCGTGCGTACCAGCCCGATAGCCCTCGGTGCCATCAACACCAACGTGGATCGGGTAGTCGGCACAGGTCTCGCGCTCAGCGTGCAGCCGCATCGCGGCATCCTTGGCTGGAGCGTTGAGCAGACCGTGGCGTGGAAGATGCATGTTCAGGCAGAGTTCAGCTTGTGGGCCGACAGCCCTGAGTGCGACATCGCGGGCACGCTCAACTTCTTCGACCAGCAGGGCCTGCTGCTGCGCAGCACCCTGGAGAGCGGCGACACCTTCACCATCTTGCCGGACGGCGAACCGACTGACACCCAGCCTTACCGCTTGCGCATCCAGTTGCTGGAGGGTGACCGCTGCGGCAACCCGCAGGGCGCGCGCGACAGCGATGCGATGGCCGGCGGCGTGACGCTGGGGCCTGGCGGTGTGCCGTTGAGCTACTTCATCTACGACCGCCACCCTGGCGGTGCGTGCATCGCAGGCAACCGCTGGGCGGGCCGCTGGTATGAACGTCTAGGCCGCTCTGGCCGTCGCCGCATCCTGCACCACTATCGTAAGCTGCGCCCGGAACTGCCACGTGGCGTGCCGTACTTGGCTCCCATCGTCGGGTGCATCAAGCAGCTCACCCGGTACACCGAGGCCGAGATTGCTGCAGCGGTCATCAGCAGCTACTTCACCGTCTTCATCAAAAGCGATTCCGGCAGTGCCGTACCGCCAGTCTTCCAGGGCGAAGGGGCGCCGGGCGAGGGTGGCGCAGGTGGCAACGTGTTCGAGCTGGGGCCTGCGGCCATTGTCGATCTCGCAAAGGGCGAGGAAGCCCAGTTTGCCAATCCTCTGCGGCCTAACCCCAACTTCGATCCGTTCGTACTCGCTGTGCTGCGCCAGATCGGCATGGCGCTGGGCATCCCCTACGAACTGCTTATCAAGAAGTTCGACGCCAGCTATTCGGCCAGCCGTGCCGCGCTGCTTGATGCCGCCATCTACTTCCGCTCGGTGCGCACCTGGTTGGCGCGCACCTTCTGCCAGCCGGTCTACGAAACATGGATGGCCGAGGCGGTGGCGCGAGGTCGCGTCACCGCTCCCGGATTTTTCACCGACCCCCTGCTGCGCTGGGCCTACACGCGCGCGCTGTGGCACGGCGACAGCATGGGCAGCATCAACCCGAAGGACGAAGTGGCGGCTTACCGCGATGCCGTCGATGCGCGCTTCATGTCCCGTGAGCGTGCCGAGTGGGAGCTGTTCGGTACCGACTGGAACGACACGTTCGACCAGAAGGTCGCCGAGGAGGAGCGGCTGCGCAAAGCCAACATCCTCCCGACTCCGAAGGCTGGCGCAGCCGCGCCGCCGAAGGCTGGCGGCGAGGCAAACCCACCTGAAGGTGAATCCACATGAACAGTGACCTCTCGCCCCTGGTCGAGCACGCGCAGCGCCGCCGCGTTGCGTTCGATCCCACCATCAATCTCGGGCATGTGCTCACCTTCGTGGGCTTCATCGTCTCGGGCTTCACGGCCTACAACGCACTGGACAAGCGCGTGACGGTCGTCGAGTCCCAGGCTGCCGCAGTGGTCGAGCGCAGCCGCGAGCAGGACGGGCGTCTGAAGGAAACGCTCAGGGAGATCAAGGATGACGTGAAGGAACTGCAGCGCTCGGTCAACGACGTCAACCGCACCCTTACCGGCCCTGCGCCCAGGAAGTGAAACCATGAACATGAAGTATCCGCACATCGCGGCCCGGCTGTTCAACGCGCCGCTGCTTGTACATCCGCAGAAACTGGACGCGATCATTGCTGGCATAGGCCCCAGGCTGCTCGGTGGAGAGTTCGACTTGATGGCCGCGGATCGCGAGGCAGGAGCAGTGCTGCCTGCCGAGATGTTCAGCACCAGGCGAGGAAAGCGAGGCGACGCGGGCTACGTGGTGACCGATGGTGTTGCCGTCATTTACGCCAGTGGGGTGCTGGTGCATCGCAGCCGCAGGGATGCGGACTCCAGCTACCTGCTGGGCTACAACGAACTGGCCTTGCAGGCCGAAGACGCCATGGACAACCCCAACGTCCATGCGGTGCTGCAGATCTACGACTCTCCCGGCGGCGAAGTGTCTGGCGCATTCGAGTACAGCGATCGCATCCATGCATTGCGCGGCAAGAAGCCGATGTATGCCATAGCGGACAGCCTTGCAGCCTCCTCTGCCTACCTTGGCGGGTCCGCGTTCGACCAGCTTGCTATCAGCCAGACCGGCTATGCGGGCTCTGTTGGCGTCGTAATGCGCCACGTTGACCTGTCTGTAGCCCTGGAGAAGGAAGGTGTGCGCGTCACGCACATCTATGCGGGCGACCACAAGATCGATGGCAATCCCTACGAGGCATTGCCCAAGTCCGTGCGGCAAGACCTGCAGGAAGAAATCGACGGGATCTACGCCCTTTTCGTCTCAGTCGTTGAGCGCAACACAGGCCTTACGGCCAAGGCCATCCGCGCCACCCAGGCCGCTGTCTATCGCGGCCAGGCCGCCGTGGACATAGGACTTGCCCGCCGCGTGGCCACCACCGATCAACTGATTTCCGAGTTGGCCGCGCTTCGCGCGCGGTCGTTCCCAGCCGGGCAGGCCGCCCGCGCAAACGCCGATGACAAAGGAGCAAGCATGTCTGGCAACACCCCCCAGGGCGGTCAGGAAACCGCCAAAACCATCACCCAGGCTGATCTCGATACAGCGCGGGCCGAAGGGCGCCACGAAGGTGCCACGCGGGAACGCACACGTATCCAGGCCATCCTGGCTCTCAGCGCCCACGGCGAAACCGAACTGATCCAGACGCTCGCTTTCGACGGCAAAACATCGGTCGGCGATGCTGCCCAGGCCGTGCTGGCGGCACAGGCTACGCGTACTGCCGCAGCCGTGGAGCAGCACCGCATGGATGCCCCGCCAGCCGCCCCCGGCAGTGCCGCAGCAAGCCCAGCGGCATCCGGCGAGGACACAAACCGTTCTGTCGGCAAGCGCGCAGCGGCCGCGTTCAACCAGATGCGGGGCCGCTGAGCAGCGGTCCCATCCAGCCTCCCACTTTCACCGAAGGATCAAGAACATGACGTTCCTTGCCACCTACAAGAGCGAGGGCTTTGTCCCTCGCGGACTGATCGCGGGCAATTCCGCCTTGTTGATCAGCGAATCCATCTCGCTGCTCGTGGGCCGCCATTTGCGCGGCACACTGCTGGGCCGGGTAACGCTCGGCGAGGTCACGGCCGCAGCGGTTTCCGGAAATACCGGCAACGGCGTGCTTTCCCTGGACCCGGTCACGCCGCGCCTCGATGGCGCGCAGGCCGGCGTGTACACGGCGGTCTGCACGGCCGAGGCCGCCAACGGCGGCACCTTCGCTGTCACTGACCCCGAGGGCAACGCGCTGGGCACTGTCGCTGTGGGGGCCACGTTCTCCAGCCAGGTCAAGTTCACCATCGCAGACGGTTCCGACGATTTCGATGTGGGTGATGCCTTCGAGATCGCGGTAGCCGCCGGTCTCGGCGGCTTTGTCCTCAGCGTGTCCTCTGCGAGCGATGGCTCGCAGGTGCCCGAAGCCATCCTGGCCGAGGACACCGACGCCACCGAGGCCCCGGCGCCCACCATCGCCTACACGCGCGGCGATTTCATCGCTGGTGACGTGATCTTTGGCCCGGACCATACCGCCGAGTCCGTGCGTGCGGGCCTGCGCAGCAAGGGCGTCTTCCTCATCGACCAGGTTCCGGTCTGAGGCCATTCATCCATCCATTCATTGCATAGGAGCCTTGAACCATGCCTGATATTTTCAGCACTGACAGCCTCGTGGCGGTCGTGGAAGATCTGCGTGTGCCCAACCTGGGTCTTGCGGGACGCTACTTCACCAACGTCCAGCAGGACGAAAGCGAAGAGATCCACTTCGACATCGAGAACAAGCCGCGCCGTATGGCGCCTCTGGTGAGTCCCCTTGTCGCCGGCCAGTTGGTGGCGAGCCGTGGCTTTCGCACCGACACCTTCAAGCCCGCCTACATCAAGGACAAGCGCGTGTTCCATCCTGGCCGGTCGGTCAAGCGCATCATGGGCGAGAAGATCGGCGGTGGAGAACTCAGCCCCGAGCAGCGCATCGAGATCCTTGTCGCACAGGATCTTCAAGACCAGGTTGAAGGGGTTGAGCGCCGTCTCGAATGGATGGCTGCCCAGATCCTCTACAACGGCAAAGTCACCGTGGAAGCGCCCCAGTACCCGAAGGTGGTCGTGGATTTTGGGCGCCATTCCGACCTCACCATCAGCCTGCAAGCCGACAAGCGCTGGGGCGAGTCCGGCGTGAAGCCACTAGACGATCTCCAGGATTGGTCGGATGCCATGGTCAAGCGCACCGGGGCAGGCATCGCGGACGTCACCATGACGGTTGACGCATGGAAAGTGTTCCGCTCCGACTCCGATGTGAAGGAGCGGCTGGATCGCTATCGCGGCAGCAGCACCTTGCAGCAGGATGCGCACAACCGCGAGGGCCTGGTGTTTCAGGGTGTGGTGGATGGTTTCAACATCTATACCTACAGTGGCTGGGGCATCGAGCCGGGCGACACCGAGGCTCAGCAGGCGGCGTTGCTGCCGCCCTTCACCGTACTGTGCACCGCCGCACCCGCGCTGGTCGAGGGCACGCGGCACTTTGGCGCCATTCTTGACCACGACGCGCTCCAGGCCATGCCGTACTTTCCCAAGAGCTGGCCGGAACAAGATCCCAGCATGCGCTACCTGCTGCTGCAGTCCGCACCGCTGCTGGTGCCGTACCGCGTGAATGCCACCATGCGCGCGAAGGTGCGCTGATTCCCATGCTTGACATGGGAGAGGACATGTCTACCGTGTTCTACGGAGGCGATTTTGCTGCAACTTTCATGCGCCACCGTCCCGCAACTGCGCCGAAGGAGGTGGCGGGTATCCTGGGTATTGCGGACGAAGACGCGTTGGACGGCAAGGCCCTGACCGTCGCGCGCACGCTGCGCATGCCTTCTGGCTGCGACGTGCGTGCAGACGACATACTGGAAGTCGTGACCGGCATGCCCAGTCTGGGCGTTCTCGAAGGTGCACGTTTCAAAGTGCTTGACAAGCCTGTGCGCGTGAACGATGGCTCTGAAATGGAGGCGCTGCTCGGCAGCGTGCCCGCATGAGCGTATCGGCGGACAAGCTGCCTGGCGGCGCTCCCCATGCCATCGGCGCAACCTTCTTCAGGCTGCTGGCCGAAGCGGGCGCATTGACTGGTGCCAGGGTACTCGACAACCCCGTGCGTGCCAGTGACCTGCAGGACGGCGAGCGTGTCATCTTCATCGAAGACCAGGCCGACAAGCTCGGAGGCGATCCCGCGCAACGCCAGTACCGTGCGTACAGCTTTTCGGTGGGCGTCATCAACCGCAGCACCGATCCACGCCTGGCGGCCCACAGGGACTACCGTGCCGCGAAGCGCATCTTGCGCAGCACCGGCATGCATGCGCTGACAGCGGCCGGCGTGGAAGTTGCGAAATCCGGACTGACCGAGGGCGAAGTGCGCTACCGGCTGGAAAACATCGACGTGGGAGGCAGTCTCGTGCTGGGCCTGTTCACGCTCGAATACCGCGATCCGAACTGACCCCAGAGCGGATCGATCACCACACCCCAAGGCCCGCCCCGTGCGGGCTTTCTTGTTTCTGAAAGGACGCGGTCATGACTACTACCGCTCGCGCACTCCTGGCCGGTGGCCTGGTTACCCTCAGCATCTGGGACACCGTCGCGCAGGCTTATGGCGGTTTCGGCGAGGAGCTGGATGCCGACAAGTTCGAGATCAAGCCCAGCTTCGAGGACAAAACCAGCGAATCCCGCTCCCATCGGGACTACGGCCAGGCGCGCGCCTCTGTGGTGCTGCCCAAACCCACCGAAATCTCCATCGACCTCTCTGCTGCGAGTGTGCAGGCCCTGTCCATGCAGTTCCAGGGCATCGTGACGGCGCTCACGCAGGGCAGCGGCAACCAGCCTGCCACGGACTTCACGGTTGCCAAGCTCGGTGTGTGGCTCCCCCTCGGCAAGCGCAACATCAGCGAAAGCGGCCTTGTGCTGACCGATAGCGGCGCGACCGAGACCTACGCCCTTGGAACCCACTTCCGCATCAACTGGCTGCGTGGCGAGATCATGTTCATCCCTGATGCGCCGAACGGCCCGAGCAAGGATGACGTGATCAAGGTCGCCATGTCATGGGGGGCGGTGGACGGCAAGAAGATCCTGGGCGGCCGTGTTTCTCAGGTGCGTTGCCAGGCGCGCTTCGATGGCAAGAACTTGGTCGATGGCTCGCCCATCGAGGTGGATGTGTGGGAGTGCGTACTCGGTTCCGGTAACGGCTTCGACTTCCTCGCACCGGATTTTTCGCCCATCTCCCTCAGCGGAAAGATCGTGACGCCACCCGGCAAGGACCAAGGTTACGAAGTCAACCTGCCGGCCGCATCCGGCTGACGCCCCGCGCGTCCAGGCGTCTGGACAGCATCCCCCTAGCGAGGCCGCGCTGCCAGCCCAAAGAACAGGCCCAGCGCGGCCATCCCCACACCCCACGGAAACAACGGGAGTAGGGCCCCAGTGCCCAGTAGCACCGCCACCAGCGGCAGCAAGCACAGCGCAACGCCCAACTGCATGAGCGCTGTAGCCAGTTTGACCATTTCAACCCCCTTTCCGCATTTAGGCATATGACAGATCCGAAGATCAAGTATGACATCGAGGCCGCCGTCACCGGCGATGCATCGGTGCAGTCGCTTGAGAAGCACCTGCGAGATCTTGGTGAAGCACTCGACGGTGATTTGCGCAAGAACGCCCTTGGTGCTGCTGATGCAATCCAGGCCCTGGGAGCAAAACAGGGCGCCGTAGAGGGGTTTCGCGCCATCAAGAACGAGGCCGATGCCCTCGGCATCGAGCTGCTCGAGGCCCAGCATGCAGCGTCTCAGCTCGGCGTCCAGCTTGCCCAATCGGCGGAAAGAACCCAGGGCTTTGCGGCGGCGGAAGCCCGTGCCAGAGCCGCGCTGGAGGGTGCGCGCTCCAGCCTGGACCAGCAACGCCAGGCACTGCGCGACCTGAACCAGCAAACCATCGGCGTTGCGCGGTCCACTGATGAGTACCGGCAGCGCAAGGTGCAACTGCAGGAGGATGCCCAGCGCCTGACGGCACAGATTGCTCAAGAGCGTGCTGCGCTCAAGTCGGCAGAAACCCAGACCAAGTCGGCGCAGCAGGCGCAGAACGCACTCTCCGCTCAGTATGAGGCCAGCACCACGGCCCTGGCCCGCGTGCGCGGTGCTCAGATGGATGCGAACACCGCTATGGAGGCCGGGCGTGAGCGTTTGCGCGCCGCAGGCATTGATGCCGCGAACCTGGCCCAGGCGGAGCGCAACCTGGCTGGCGCGCTGGACGCCGCGCGTGCGGAGGCCCTGCAGATCCTCCCTGCCTATGCCAAGCTTACGCAGGCCACCCAGCAGGCGGGCGCTGCGCAGGAGAAGACGAACAAGACATTCCGCGAAGGAATGAATTCGATCAGCACGCAGCTGCAGAACATCCAGAACATCGCCACCCTTGCCCTGGGTGGCGGTTTTGCCGCAGGCCTGCTGCGCGATGTTACAGATACTGCTGATGCGTTCCTCAACCTGTCCGCGCGCGTGAAGCTCGCCACGGGGGAGGGCGAAGGGTTCGAGCGTGCATTCGCGGGCATCAAACGTGTTGCCGTCGAAACGCACAGTGCCCTGGAGGGGACTGGGACGCTGTTCACCCGAATCTCTCAGGCCGGCAAGGAATTCAACCTTGCGCAGTCCGATGCGCTTGCGCTCACGAAGTCCATCAATCAGGCTGTGCAGCTTTCAGGCGGGAGTGCGGCATCCGCGGATGCCGCCATCACGCAGTTGATCCAGGGCCTGCAGTCCGGCGTGCTGCGCGGCGAAGAATTCAATAGCGTGATGGAGCAGGCGCCACGCCTTGCGCAGGCTCTGGCTGCTGGCCTGGGCGTCACCACGGGTGAGTTGCGCAAGATGGCAAATGAAGGCCAGTTGACAACCAAGGTCGTCATCGGAGCACTGCAGAACCAGCGCGCCACCCTGGAGGCCGAGTTCAGCCAGTTGCCTGCTACCGTGGGCCGCGCATTGACCAATTTGCAGACGCAATGGATGCTGTTCGTCGGCGAGATGGACAAGAGCAGCAACGTGACCGGCTATGTCGCCAACGGCATCAACGCGCTTGCCGGGAACCTCGACACGCTTGCGCGCATTGCTGCGGTTGCGGGTGCCGCCCTTACCGCAAGCCTTGCGGTGCAGGGCGCGGCTGCTTTGCGGGCCTATGCCGCCGAGGCGGCCCTGGCGGCGGGGGCCACCAACTTGCTCGCGGCCAGCATCGCGAAGGTGCCGCGCACCATCAATATTGCTGTTGGCGTGACCGGATTCGAAATCGGCTACCAGATCGGGGAGATGCTGCGCGAGAACTCTACCCTGGCGCGGCAGTTCGGCGTGCTGCTCGTCGGGTACTTCGAGACGGTTGTCAGCAGCCTGCGCCTGGCCAAGGAAGCGGCAGCAGCCGTGTTCACCAGCGATACCGTCGATGCCGCTTACCAGCGGTTCGAAGAGCGCAATGCCAAGGTCCGGGCGCAGATCCAGGAAATGATGCGCGATGCAGAGCGGGCCCCTGTCAAGGTCGGCACTGCGGCAGATGCCGCTGGAGCGCAGCTCGGTGCAGTCGCTGCGGCGGCCGGCGCGGCGGGCGCTTCCATGCAGCAGGCGGGTGCCGCGGGCGCTGTTGCGCTTGGTGCGGCGGCGAAGGAGGCGGGCAGCGTCCTGCCGCTGCTGCAGGAAATCATCAAGATCACCCAGGAGCCATCCCCGAAGGCGGGTTTGCTGAGAGGGCTTGCCGCGCAGATCGAGGAAGCCAAGAAGAAGGGCGCTGATCTTGAAAAGATCCTGCGCCAGGAGTTGCCCGAAGCCATCAGCAAGCTCAGCGGCGAAGAGCTTGCGCGCTTTCGCCAGGAGTTCATCCTTGCCATGAACCAGGCTGGCGTGAAGGGCAAGGAACTGGAGCATGGTCTCGAGCTGATTGCCCTGAAGGCAGCCCAGAGCCTTGGCGTCGATGTCGTCATGTCTGCTAGCAGGGTTGGCGAGGCATTCAGGCGGGCCGATGCAGACATGCGCGTGCTGATCCAGTCTTTGCCGCAGTTGAGGGCAGCAGGCGTTGATACGGGCACTGTCGTCGCCCAGGCGCTGTCGAAGATGCTTGATGGCGCGAAGAATCAGGCTGAAATCGATGCAGTCATTGCGCGCATCAACGCCCTGCGCAAGGAACTCGGCACGAAGATGGCCGACAGCCTCCTCGATCAGGCCAAGGTTAAAGCGCAGGAGCTTGCGGCCGCGCTTGACGCCGCGAAGCCTGGAATCAACTCCGTTCGTGAAGCCCTGGTGCAGCTCGGCGTGAAGCCGCAGGCTGAGCTGGCATCGTTGGCCCAGAAGGCAACACAGGCGTTTGAAGTCATCCGTGCAAGCGGTACGGCGTCTCCGCGTGAAATTCATGAGGCATGGCGTGCGATGGCTGAGGCGGCCATCGCGGCGAACAATGGCGTGGCAAGTGCAACCATCAGTGCACAAGCCGCGTCCCATGGCTTCAAGGTGGAGGTCGATGGCGCCGGCAAGGCGGTCATCAAGAGCATGGGGGAATCGGCGGAATCCGTGCGGCACCTGCGCATGGAAATGGAAGAGGCGGGTGGCGCTGCAAAAGACGTCGGTGACGCGGCAAAGGATGCAGGCAGGGACACTGAAAAAGCGGCGGAACAAGCAACCCAGTCCGCAGACTCTCTTGTCGCCATGTGGTTCACGGCTGAAAACGCCGCGAGCAAGTACGCGGCCGCCGTCACAAAAGCCATGTGGGAGCAAGCCGACTACGCCATTGTGACAGAGGCGCAGTTCGTACGCATGTCGGGCGCCGCAAATGAGATGGTCTCTGCGCTTGAGCGCATCGACGCCACGCAGCAGCAGCTCCAAGACTCAACCCAGGGCAGAGACCGCGCGCTTGATGATCTGCGCCTGCGCCTGCTCGAAATCGACGGCACCGAGGAAGAGATCGCCGCCGCGAAGGCCGAGCGCGAGCGCAACCAGATCGAGCTGGAACTGCAGCGCCTGCAGCTCGAAATGGAGCGTGCGCGCATCTGGAAAGACAACGCCAAGCTGGCCGAGCTGGACAAGGAAATCGCCAAGCAAAAGGAAATGCTCGCGTTGCTCGGTCAGATCCATGAGAAGGAGCGGGACAAGCGCAAGAAAGAAGAAGACGAGCGGGCCCAGGCGGAGCGCGAACAGAACACGCAGACCCACAGCGAGCGTATGGGCCAGATCGACACCGAGGCCAGCGCGCGCCAGGCCGCAATAAAGGAAGCCGCAGAGGCCGAGCGCCAGGCCGCCGAAGACGCCCTGCGCGCGCGCCAGAAGGCCGACGACGAGGCCCTCAAACAGCGCCGCGCCGCAGAGGACAAGGCCGCCAAGGAGCGCCTCGATGCGCAAAAAAAGGCCCTGGACGATGCCGAGGCTGCCCGCCAGGCGCGCGAGGCCGCCGCCGCCGAAGCGCTGGCCGCGCGCCGCAAGGCCGAAGACGAGCGCGCCGCCCGCGCCGAGGCCGCCCGCAAGGCCCGCGAAGCGCAAGAGCGCGCCGCCGCAGCGGCCGCCGCGCAGCAGCAGGAGCAGCAGCGCCAGGCGCGCGAGGCCGCACAGCAGGACAAGCCGGGCAACCGCAGCCAGGCCGAGCTGACCGCGCAGGAGCGCCAGCGCGCCGCCGTGCTGGCTGCGCAGCAAAAGCAAGCCGACGAACAGGCCCGCCTGGACGCCGAGCGCGCAGAGGCCGCCGCAGCAGCCCGCGTCAAGCGCCTGGCCGACGAGCGCGCCGCCGAAGACAAGGCCACGGCGGCGCGCGAGAAAGCCGCCCAGGAGGCACACCAGAAGCGCCTGCGGGAACTGGATGAAGCCGAGCAGCAGCGCCAGGCGCGCGTGCAGATCGAGCGCGAGCGCGAAGACGCCAGCGCGGCGGCCCAGCGTGAGCGCGAAGAGGCACTGCTCAAGGCCATGCAGGACGTGGCCGCCGCCGTGGTGGCCGTGGCGCAGAGCACGCAGCCAGCCACGGGCGCGGAAGCGGGCGGTGACAGGGCGGCGGGCAGCCCCGGCACGGGCGGCGATGGTGGCAGCGCTGGTGCCGCATCCGTGCGCAAGGTGAACCTTGTCCTGAGCCTGGGCGAGCGCGAGCGCGAAACCATCGCCACCGACGACAGCGGCGCCGCTGCCATCGAGCGCTTCCTGCGCGGCCTCGAAATGTCGAAATGGAAGACGGGGCGCTAAGTGGACAACGTCATCACGCTGACTCGCTTGGATACAGGCGAGAGCATTGCCTTGCCTCCTGATTTGATCTGGTCGGATGAATTCGCGTGGACCCCTGTCGCGCAGTCCGAGGAGCGGTCTATTACTGGCGCGCGCGTGATTGACGCGCAGCTTCTCAAAGGCGGTAGGCCCATCACCCTTAATGGGGAGGACATCACAGCCTACATCACCCGCAGAGACTTTCGTGTGCTGCACGTTTGGGCGGGTGTCCCGCGTCTATCTCTCTCGCTCTTTCTGCACGGCGAAGTACGCAGCGTGAAATTTGTGCAGGGCAGCGAGGGCGAGGCAAAAGGGCTCTCTGCAGAGCCTGTCATCGACTACTCCGACAAGATCGATAGCGACTACTACCGCAGTCTCGTGCTGCGATTCACGGAAGATTGATATGCCCATCCACACCGGCGACATCGCCCTCCTCAAATCCGCCGTCATGGCCGACGTGCCCGAAGGCGGCGGTGCGCCCACGGGCCTCGTGATCGCCGATGGCGTGAGCAATGCCATCGTGCCCGACATCTCCGAACTCGACCGCGCGGGCGGGCGCGTGGCACTGCGCAAGGTGTTCGCCGCCGTGCGCACCGACGACACCGATACTTATTTTGGCGCCAACGTGATCGTCGCAGAGCCGCCGCAAGACCCGCGCGTGTCGGTCACCCTGTTCAAGGCGCTGGACGCCTTCGAGGAACGCGCCAGCGCGCAAAAGCGCATGGAGAGCTACCTGTTCCGGGGCGCCGCCCTGCCGGGTTTCCTGCTGGAGAACCATATCGCGGGCCAGCGCGTCATCCAGCTCTTTTACCGCCCCGAGTGGGAGGCACCGCCCGTGGGCACGGCCCTGTGCCTGGTGCAGGACGAGAACCTGGCGACCTACCAGGAACAATACGTGCGCGTGATCGGCGTGGAGAGCGTGCTGCGCCAGTACACCTGGATGGACGGCAGCACGTCGCGCGAATACGCGGCGCGGATCCTGAGCCTGACCCTGTCGGATGCGCTGCGCTACCCATGGCGCGGCAGCGCACCGAACCGCCTGTTCGCGGCTGATGCACACACGGCCACCGTGCGCGAGACCATCGTGGCCGATGCCGGTGCCTACGTCGGCTGCGTGCCGCTGGCGCAGTCTGCCGCGCTGGGAGACTTCACGTTGCGCGCGGACAGCATCTACACCCAGCTCGTGCCCAGCGCCCAGGCCGAGGCGCCTATCACCGCGCAGCAGCCTTATGCGGCGGCGGGCCTGCCCATCCGTGCTGGCGCGCGCGTGCAAATCCAGACCAGTGTGGCATGGAGCGTCAACACGGCCCTGCAACTGCCCGGCGGGGTGCTGCCCGGCAGCCTGACGGTGCAGGCCAGCGGCAGCACCATCACCGACGCGGCGGGCGTGCTCAAGACCCCCAGCGGCACCCTGGGCGCCATCGACTACGCGGGCGGCCTGCTGACACTCAACGCGGGCAGCGTGGACGGCCTCAAGACCATCAGCTACATCCCGGCCGCGCAGTTGCTGCGCGCGCCGCAGAGCACCTGCATCGACGTCACGCCTGAGAGCCGCAGTCTCAGCTACGTCGGCTTCATCGACCCCTTGCCCGAGCGCGCCACCCTCAGCATCAGCTACATGGCCCAGGGCCGCTGGTACGTGCTGCAAGACGGCGGCGATGGCCAGCTCAGGGGGGGTGACGCGGCCTACGGCGCGGGCACCATCAATCCCGACACGGGCAGCTACGTCGTCACCCTGGGCGCGCTGCCGGACGTGGGCAGCGCCATCGTCATCGCATGGGGTGTGCCCACGCAGGAGACGCTGCACCCGGCCGCCTGGATCAAGGCCAGCCAGCGCCTGCAACTCGCCCCGGCCTACGGCCAGGCCGTGCAGCCGGGCACGCTGACGCTGGCATGGCCCAAGGCGGACGGCAGCGGCCACCACACGGCCAGCGCCGGGGCGAGTGGCCTGCTCACGGGCGACGCCACGGGCCGCCTGTGGACGGGCGCCGATGCCGTGGACTTCGTGCCCGCTGTGCTGCCGCCCATTGGCGCCGAGATCACCGTGGAGTACGTGGCCGGGCCGAAGCAGATCGACAACTTCGCCCACCCCTCGCGCAACGGGGCAGGCCGGGTGACGGTGGCCGCCAGCCTGGGCGCCATTGCGCCAGGCAGCCTGCAGGTGGAGTGGCCCACGCTGACCGATGAGGCGGTGCTGGACGTGTACACCGCCCGCCAGCTCAATGAGATGGGCATCCCCTGGGCGACCTCGGTCGATCCCACGCAGTACGCGCGCGACGATGGCAATGGCCTGCTGCTGCGCGGCGATGCGGTGGTGGGCACGGTGCACTACGCCACGGGCGCGGTGGAGTTCGCCACCGACGTCACAGTCAAAATCCCCCGCCCCCTCTACAGCTCCCAGGCCACGGGCACAGGGCGCTTTCGGCTCAACTACAGCGGCATCGAGTACATCGACGCGCCCAGCCTGTACCCGAACGACGAATCGGGCTACGTCAAGCTCTCCTACAACGCGCCCGGCAGCACCAGCGCGCAGAGCGAAACCATCGCCTTCGCGCCCACGCTCCAGCTCGTGCCCGACGTGCGCGCGGCCGTGGTGCCGGGCAGCGTCACGCTGGCGGCCGAGCCGGGCGCCCTTGTCAATGGCACCTGGCAGTACACGAGCTGGGCCAACGTGTGGGTGGACAGCGGCACCGGCGTGCTGCGCCAGCGCAAGGCCGATGGCTCGGGCTGGCTCACCCGTGGCGCGCTGGACTACCTCACCGGCCGCGCCACGCTAGCGAGCTGGGAGCCCGGCAAGCAAAACAACTTCCTGCGCCTGGGCTGCGTCACCACGGCGGGCGAGCAGATCAGCAGCGAGTACATCTTTCGCACGGCCAGTGCGCCGCTGCGCCCCGGCTCGCTGTCGATTCAATTCGCGCGCGTGGGCGGCGGCGTGCAGACCGTGACGGCGCAGACGAATGGCGATATCACTGCTGCGGGCGTGCTGGGCACGGTCGATCACCAGACCGGCCTGGGCAAGCTGCGCTTCGGTGAGCGCGTGGTGGCGGCGGGCCATGAGGGTGAGCCGTGGTTTCACGCGAGCGCCGTGGACGCCGAGGGCAAGATTTTCAGGCCCGCGCCGGTGGCCACCAGCACCGTGCGCTACACGGCCGTGGCCTACAGCTACCTGCCGCTGGACGCCGACCTGCTGGGCCTGGACCCTGTGCGACTGCCCAGCGACGGGCGCGTGCCCATCTTCCGTGCGGGCGGCTTTGTCGTCGTCGGCCACACGGGCCGGGTCACGGCCGTGGTGAGCAACGGCCAGACCATCAACTGCGCCCGCACGCGCCTGTCGCGCGTGCGTGTCGTGGGCCATGACGGCGTGGTGATCCACACCGGGTACAGCGCCAACCTGGAAACTGGCCTTGTGACGTTTACCGATGTGACCGGCTACAGCCAGCCGGTGACGGTGGAGCACCGCATCGAGGACATGGTTGTGGTGCGCGACGTGCAGATCACCGGGGGGCTGACGTTCACGCGCCCGCTCACGCACGACTACGCGGCACAGGGCAGCTACGTGAGCAGCGCGCTGGTAGCGGGTGACATCTTCGCGCGCGTGTCCCTGCTGTTCAGCCAGCAGACCTGGAACGGCAAGTGGCAGGACACGCTCGACGGTACGAAGCCCCTGGCCAAATACGACGCCGCGCAGTACCCCATTCGGGTCACCAATCGGGGCGCGATCACCGAGCGCTGGCTGCTGCGCTTCACCACCACGACCACCTTCGATGTGATCGGCGAGCACGTGGGTCAAGTTGACACAGGTAGCACCAGCGCGGTGTGCGCGCCGATCAACCCGGCTGTGGGCGTGCCGTATCTCGTGATCGACCCGCTGGGCTGGGGGGCGGGCTGGGCAGCGGGCAACTGCCTGCGCCTCAACACCGTGAGCGCGCAGATCCCGCTGTGGTGCGTGCGCACAGTGCAGCAAGGGCCGGAGACCGTGCCCGACGACAGCTTCACCCTGCTGGTGCGCGGCGATGTGGATGCACCCGCCTGATTTTATTCAAAGGAGTTTCGAGTGCCCGACAGCTACAGCGTCAGCTACATCACCAACACAATGCGCGGCGCGCCCGCGATCACAGGCACCGCTGGCAGCCTGCTGGCCGTACTTGATGCGCTGCTCATCAACGGCTGGGGCCTGGCCCCGGCTGCTACGCTGGAGGTAGTGGGCGGCATTGCCACAGCCACTTTCGGTAGCGCAACGTCGTGGGAGGTGGGCGCTGTCATCGAGATCAGCGGCGCCACGCCCGGCGCGATCAACGGCCGCGCCAGAGTGCTGACCAGCAGCACCTACACCATGACGTTCGCCACCGGCGCGGGCGACGGCAGCTACAGCGGCGCGGTCGGCATCAAGTACGCCCCTGCGGCCTCGTGGGACAAGCCCTTCTCGGCCACGAACATCGCGTGCTACCGCAGCACCCATCCACGCTCTGCCGGACATGTGCTGCGCATTGACGACACCTCGGCGACGACGCCGCGCGTCGTCGGCTATGAGTCGATGACGGATGCGCACACCGGGGATGGGATGTTTCCCACTGCGGCAATGATCTCCGGGGGCGGCAGCTGGCGGCGGACGCTGTACTCTGGCACCACTGCGATACCGTACATGTTCGCAGCCGATCCGTTGTTGCTGCTCAACGGCATGATGACCCTCGGGGAGCAGTCGGTGCCGCAAAGCGTGAACTTGCGCGGGTTCGGCACGCCCATCGCGCTCGCGCCGGGGGGTGATGCCTGGGGGACCGTATTGTCAGCGGCGGGCGCCGGTGGGGACAGCAACCTCGCCATCGGTACGCTTGTCGGCACGACAGCTGACTCCAGCAATTCCGGGTTTTGCGCATCGCCGCGCGCGGCGACGGGGCTTGGCACTGCGATCTGGACCAAGCCTGTTCCAGCCTCTGGCACGCGCAATACGCTGTCGGGCGCCGATGCGCACTTCGGTGCCGCGCCATCCGCCATCGATGGGCAGATCAAGCTCTCGCGGATGATGCTGGTCGAGCAGGCCAGCGGCGTGCCGCGCTCGATCATCCCCGGTGTGGCCTATGTGCCGCAGTCCGGGCTGATCAATCTCTTCAAGGCGTTTGACGTGATCGACGGCGGCGGTGAGTTCGCGGGGCGCCGGATGATGGCTGTGGCGCCGGGCTACTACTACTACCGGCGTGACGGTATCGGCTTCGTGGACATCACGGGCCCGTGGAGGGATCTATGAGCGCGCATGCCGCATGGCGGCTCACGATCTCCGGCAGCGTGGGCGGCAGCGCCGTCCAGCTCAACGAGCTGTACTTCCTGGACGCATCCCAGGCCGATCTGTCCGTGGGGGGCACGCCTGGCGCGAGCAGCGGAAATGCCACCCTCGCGTTTGACCGCAGCGGGGCAACGTCGTGGCAGTCGAGCGGGCTGCCCGCGAGCATCTGGTACAGCCTGCCCAATCCTGGGGAGGTGCGCTACGTGCGCTTGCGGCTTGGCGGTTCAAGCGCCTATTTACCGCGTGATCCACTGGACATCCGGCTGAGCCGCTCGGATGATGGCGGCGCGTCATGGAGCCCGGAGACGGCTTACATCCTGCCCCTTGTGAGCGGTACCTTCACAACGAGCGGGGACATATTGATCGCGGTCTATGACCGGGCCGCCGTCAGCGTGGGATCGCTGCCGTTGCCTGGACGGTTGTATCAAGACATGCGGCATGCGCGGGTGACGTCGGGCGTGATCGCCGACCGCGTGATGTTCAAGTCCTCGGCGTCGTCGCCCGAGGCGCCGTTTGAGAGCGGCCGGGTGTGGCTGCTGCGCGCTGCGGACGGCTTTAAAGCATGGGAGGGGTGGAGCGACGCCCAGGGCCATTACCGCGCCGAGGGCCTGGAGCTTGGCGTTGCCTACATCGCCGTGGGTATCGACCCCTGGGGCAACCACAAGACGGCCGCTGCTGGTCCGGTGGTGGCCACGCTGACCGGCGTGCCGCCGGATGCGCCATGACGCTGCAGATCACCCTCGATCACCACGCCGCGCGCAATGCCGCGAGCATTGCCTTGGCAGACGCCGGGCCGGGCGCAGCCGGCCTGCGCCTGTACGACGACGCGGGCACGCTGCTGGGTACTTGCCTGCTGGCCAAGCCGTGTGGCACGCTGCTGGCCGATGGCGCCATCCTGCTCCAGCCCGCGCTGGAGCCGGAGATCGCCGTGGCCAGCGGCGTGGCGGTGCGCCTGGACTGGTGTGATGGCCATGGCGCGCCCATTGCCAGCGGCACGGTGACCGCGGCGGGCGGCGGCGGTGACTTCGAGCTGGTGGGCACCAGCGGCACGCAGATCTATGCGGGCGCGCAGGTGCTGCCGCAGGGCGTTGTGATCGGCTGACCATGGGCGATATCCAGCACGCGCGCCTTGTCCTCGGCCCGCAGATCGAGCGGCGCGGCAAGCTGGTGCTTGGCGACGATGACGGGGGAGCACCGGCGCTGCCGGATGTGCTGATCACTGGCGCGCCCACGCTGCCCGGCCTGGGCGTGCGGGCGGGCCTGCTGCGCTGCGCGGTGGCCGTGGCGGCTACGGCGGCCCTGCCTGGCCTGGGCGTGCGCGCGGGCGGGCTGCGGTACAAGAGCAACACACAGCGCCCTACGGTGGCTGCGGCCGGGGCGGCCTGGCAGGTGGCCGCTGCGGGCGACGGCGCGCAGGCCAGCCCCACGCACCAGGCGACGGCCGCCCAGCCCGTTGCTGCGCAGACGCGCTGGCAGCGCGGCACGGATGGCGCGGCGCAGGTGGCGCACCCGCTGCCTGCGGTGCTGGATGCGCAGCCGCTGCAGGGCGTGGCGCCCTGGCAGGCCGCCCAGGGCTGCCAGCAGGGCGCGGCCTGGCCGCACCAGCAGGCGTTGTCTATGGCACTGACGCCTCTTCTGGCCGGATGGCAGGAGGGCCTGCGCAGGCACATGCCGGTGGGCTTCGGGCACCAGGACGGCAACCGCCTGGCGCGCGTCTGGCGCGCCGCGCCCTGGCAGGCCGGGCATGTACTGCGCCTGGGCTACCAGGGCTGCCACCAGAGCGCACTGGCGCTGCACCGCTGGTGGCGGGCGCCCTGGCAGGAGGGGATGCCGCCGCCTGCAGGCGTGTCTCTGCGGCCAGTCATTCCGCCCAAGCCGCCGTGCTACGACCCTGCGACGCTGGGGCGCATCGTGTTCACCGCCCAGGCCGATGGCACAGGGCGGGTGGTTTTTGTTTGCCAGCGTGGCGGCCCAGGGCCGCAACCGCCGCGCTTTGTTATTCCTGTCTTGGAGGTCTACATGAGCATGCACCAGCTCTCTGCCGTGCTGCTGCCCAGCCTGGAGCCCGTGACGTTGCTCGATGTCACGATCGACAGCGACGATGGCGGCATGGGCTGGAGCCTGAGCGCCAGCGGCCCCGAGCACCTGCTGGAGCAGCTCGCCCCCGTGGGCGGCTTGCCGGCGCGCATCCGCGTCACGATCGACGGTTTCGACTGGGTGTTTGCTGTCGAGCGCATCGGCCGCACCCGCAGCTTCGGCCGGCACCGCTGCGCCATCCAGGGGCGCAGCGCCACAGCACTGCTGGGCGAGCCCTACATGCCGCAGCAGAGCTGGCTTGGCACAAGCTTGCAGACGGCGCAGCAGCTTGTGGCCGGTGCGCTGGAGTTCACGGGCACCACGCTGGACTGGGGCATTGCCGATTGGCTGGTGCCAGCCGGCGCGTGGAGCAACACGGGCACGCCGCTGCAGGCCGCGCTGCGCGTGGCCGACAGCGTGGGCGCCGTGGTGCGCAGCCACCGCACGGATCAGCAGTTGGTGTTCGCGCCGCGCTACCCAGTACTGCCATGGGAGTGGGGGGCGGCCGTGCCCGACGTGCAGATGCCTGCCGACATCATCACCACGGACGGTCTCGACCCCGATCCGCGCCCGGCATACAACGCGGTGTACGTGGGCGGCCAAGCCCAGGGCGTGCTGGGCCACGTGCGCCGCGCGGGCACCGCGGGCGACCTGCTGGCGCCCCAGGTCACCGATGCGCTCATCACCCATGCCGATGCGGCGCGCCAGCGCGGCATCGCGGTGCTGGGCGCGGCCGGCAACAAGCTCGCGCACCGCATGACGCTGCCTTTTCTGACGGGCGGCAACAACCCCGGCCCGGTGCTGCCGGGCTACCTCATTGAGGTGGCGGACATCGGCCATACCTGGCGCGGCCTGGTGCGCGGCATCAGCATCAAGGCATCCATGCCGGTGGTGCGCCAGACCATCAACGTGGAGCGCAACGCATGAGCACCGACATCTACCGCCGCCTCGCGGAGCTGCTGCCCGCCGACCCCGTGCTCAGCGGGCACGTGCTGGCCGTGCATGCCGATGGCACGGCCACTGTGGGCTATCCCGGAGGGGCGCAGGCGCGCGTGCGCGATCCCTTCGAATCCATCCAGGGCGCAGCCGTCTACGTGCAGGGCGGCGCCATCACCGGCCCGGCGCCTGATCTGGGGCCGGCCATCGTCATCGAGATCTAAGGGAGGGCTATGCAAGACGACTTCGGCACGGAAATCCATCCGCTGACGGTGCGGGACATCCAGCAACAGCTCGGCGAGGGCGCCGCACGCATGACGCGCATCGAAGAGGGCCTGGCGGCGAATACCGCCGCAACCGAGGCCATCCAGGCCGGCACGGCTGAGCTGGTGGAGGTATTCCGCGCCATGCAGGGCGCCTTCAAAGTTTTGAACTGGCTGGGGCGCCTCGCGCGCCCCATGTCCTACATCGTTGCCCTGGCCGCCGCCGGGGTAGGGCTGTGGTCTGCCATCAAAGGACACAAATGAAAGAAATTCTCAAGAACCGCCTGCTGCAGGCAGCCACGGCGCTGGCCATCGGCGCCGCCGGCGCGGTGGCCACGCATGTCCCGGACAAACCCAGCGCCGCCGTGGTGCTGGCGCGCGAGCTGGGCAGCTACTACGAGAGCAGCGGCCGGCACATCGGCACGCCCTACGTTGACCGCGCAGGCAAGGGGCAGCCGCTGACGGTGTGCGCGGGCGTCACGGGCCCCGAGGTCGTGGCGGGGCGCTACTACACCCCTGCGGACTGCGAGCGCCTGGAGCTGCGCAAGTACCGCGAGGCCGAGCGCATCGCGCGCGGCGCGCTCAAGCACTGGGACGCCTACAACGTGTGGGTACAGGCCAGCTTTATCGACGTGGCCTACAACGTGCCATCGGCCCTGGCGCCCGACACCACGCTGCTGGCCATGGCCAATGCGGGCAACCTGGTCGGCGCATGCCAGCAGATGCCGCGCTGGGTGTTCGGCACCGTGGGCGGCGTCAAGACGCGGCTGCCTGGCTTGATGGACCGGCGCGACGCCACGCGCGAACTGTGCGCGGAGTGGGGGCGGGACGGGCATTTCTCTGCCGCCACGTTGGATGCGCTGGCCACCAGGGAGGCCAAGCGATGAGCCCCTACATGATCTGGATGGTCTGGTACTGGTGGAGGTGCTGGAAATGACTTTGGCAACGCACATGGTGGCGGCAGTGGCCGCCGCTGGGATTGCCGCCAGTGGCGCATGGTGGGTGCAGGGGCAGCGGTACGGCCTGCAGGTCGAGCAACTCAAGCACCAGCAGACAGGCGCCCAGTTGGCCGGCGCGCGCCAAGCCGTGGCCAACATGGCAGGTTATCAGAAAGGACTCACAGATGCTCTCGACACCTTCCGCACAACCCAGCAGCGCAACCAGCAGGCCCAGCAAGACCTTGGCCGCCTGCTGCTTGACCTGCGTGGCACTACTGCAGGGCTGCGCGGCGACTTCGCAGGTCTGCCAGACCGCATCGCCAGTGCTGCCCAGCCCGCCCTCGCCGAGTACGCCAGCACCTGCACATCCGTATTCGAGCGCATGGCAGAGCGAGGTGAGCGACTGGCGCAGCGAGGTGCAGCAATCGCGGCAGCAGCTGATGGGCACGCAGCTGATGCAGTGATGATGCGGCAGGCATGGCCTAAAAAAGTTTTGGGAGAATGATGTAAACGCACGCAATGCGTGTATAATCTACCCCATGGTGATCGAGATTGATTGCCACCGGCGCCTCCCGGCAATGAGGGGCAAGGAAGAAAAAATGACCAACTACGCAGTAACCAACGCCTACGAAATCCGCGAGTCCATCAAGGCTGCAGGCGGCAAGTGGGACGCGCAACGCAAGGCATGGATCATCACGCAAGCCATGCTGGACAAGTTCAATGCCCGCACCCAGGCTTACGGTATGGGATGGTGCAAGGGCTGGGCCAAGGCACAAGTGGAGGCCATCTAATGACCATCGCTCAAATCCGCGCTGCACTGGTTGCCGAGTTTGGCGCTCGCATGTACCGCATTACCCGCGATGGTGAGATCCATGTCCGCGGTGTCATGCCAAACACCAACACCACCGGCTGGTATCTGTACGGCTATGTCGGCAACGCCGAAACGGAGGCACGACTGCAATGACCAACAGGGCCCGTCTCACAATCACGCCAGGCGGCCCCTGGCGCCTCTACCAGCACACTGTGCCGCCAGGATGGGAGATGCTTGGCACCATCCAGCGCGGCATGGAGATCGGCGCACTCGGTCGCTCTGCTGTAGGGGTGCTGGCCATGCTCAATGCTGGTGCTGTAAGCGTGCTCGACCAGCGCAAGGCACGCGCTGCACTGGAGGCTGCAGGCCGTGCTGGTGCCTGAGCTGCTTGCTGGCCCATACACCCCTCCTGCATGCATCGTTGGTGACTGGCTGGACGACGAGGTGGATGGGCGCGTAGAGGTCGGAGGATGGACGTCTGCGCCCATCGCATGGCCGCGCCGAAAAAAAACAGGTCGGCCATCCTTGATCCTGACGCCTGAGCTTGCGCGTGCTGTGCGCATGGAGTCGGTGGAGGCTGTTTGCTATTGGTGGGGTGTTGGCGCCACAAAGGTGTGGATGTGGCGCAAGGCGCTTGGGGTAGGGCGTGTGACGGATGGCACACGTCAACTACTGCAAGCGCGTACCGGCGTCCCTGTGGATGCCGCCGCTGCTGGGCGTGCGCGTGCTGCGCTCCCTGAGGCGCGTGCCCGCATGGCACAGGCCAAGCGTGGGCGGCCAGCATCGTCAGCCACGCGCGAGGCACTGCGCAGCGCTGCACAGGCCACAAAGCCTGCAGGGTGGGGCATGCGGGCAAATGCTTGGATGCTGGCTGGCAAGCAGGCCAAGGCCATGGCTTTGGCTGTGCAGGCTGCGAGAGTTGCTCGGGCGGATGCGGCGATGATGGGGATGGAGTTATCCCCTGCTGTGCTGCGTGGGCGCGCGATTGTCCTGGCAATTGATGCCGATGGCGGCGCTTGGTCGCTGGAGCTGATCTCTGACGATGGTGTGCAGAGCTGGGTGCGCCGCCCTATGCGAGCTGAGGATATTGAGGCATGCGAGTGCCTGGAGAGCAAATGACATCACCAACGCCAACCGCCATCCGCGAGGCCCGTGCCGCTGCAGGCCTGACCCAAACCCGGGCCGCCGAGCTGATCTACTGCACCCTGCGCGGGTGGCAGGATTGGGAGGGCGGTAGGCGCGCCATGCACCCGGCATTCTTTGAGCTTTTTTTGCTCAAGGCGCAGAAAAGAGATTGATCATGCACGCAATGCGTGTATAATCTACCCCATGGTGATCGAAATTGATTGCCGCCGACGCCCTCCGGTAGAGGGATCTCCGAGGAGAAACATCATGATCCGCACTGAATACACCATCGTCGCCACTGTCAAGACCGTGGACACCCGCGCCGCAGCAGACGCATGCAACCGGAGCTTGATGGCATCCGGCGACAACTTTGACCGCGCAGCCGCAGAGCAGCAGATCGCCGAGTGCCATCCGAGCCTGCGCGACTGGCTGGCCATTGAGTCCGCAGAAATCGAGATCTGGCACGCCTGGGAAGATGGCGCAGAGGGCGACAAGGTAGAGTTCCTGGTCCCTCTTGACGGGGCTGCGCACGACGTGGCAGCGCTGGGTGCCTCGGCCCTGGGTGTTGATGTGTCCGAAGCCCTCAACGTCGAGCGCGCATGATGATCGCCGCCGTCATTGAAGAGGTGGCGGCCATTGCGGCCACCCTCGAAGATTCCCCCATCGTCTTTAAGTATCCGCGCGCAAATGAGGGCGTCGAGGCAATGCAGCAGGCCGCCGCGGCCTTCACCGCCGCGCAAGATGACGCGGCCCGGCTGGATGCCGCGCTGTGGGTGGGGGAGGCTTATTTGTTGTTCAGCAGTTCGTTGCCCGATGCGGGCCATGGTGAGCGCTCCACTGCCTGGGCCACGGCCCGGCAGATCGCTGGACTGCTGGGCGGCCCCGTGGTGTGGGAGGGGCGGGTGCGGGATGCATACGGAAAACAGGAAATCCCATGAGCGGAAGGCATCGAAACTGGCACAGGGCTTGGTCCCGGTTGCCCAATGGCCGCCTGCGCCACATCAGCGGCGCGGAATTCACGGTGGGGCGCGGCGACGGGTTCGTCGACATCAAGGTCGCGCCCGAAACCCTGGGCGAGTTCCAGGACTACGAGCTGGCGCGTGGCGTGCCGTTGCATGACCTGGCCCAGCGCCTAATGCGCCTGGCCCGCGAGGCCGGGGAGTGGCTGGAGCGCAATCCATGATCCCCGAATCCCCATTCCCGAGCGCCATCCGCGAGGCCCGCGCCGCTGCAGGGCTGACGCAAACCCAGGCCGCAGCGCTGATTTACTGCACCTTGCGCGGGTGGCAGGACTGGGAGGGCGGTAGGCGCGCCATGCACCCGGCGTTCTTTGAGCTTTTTTTGCTCAAGGCGCAGGAAAAAAAATGATGTGCGTTGCACGTTCTGCCGAGCTGGCAGAGAACCCGGCCTAGGCCGGGTTTTTTGTTTCCATGGCCTGCGCATTGCGTGGGAAGGCGATGTGGGCGAGTGTTGAGTTTGTATAACTTTTTGTATAGGTAGTTAAGAAAATTCAAAATTTACCTATAGAAGTTGATAATCAAGGATCACGATGTTCATCCCGCCATTGTGCCCTGGCGGTACCCCGTGGCCGTTGCAACAGCAGGTAAGTCAGTGGGACATGCCGGGAATGGCCGCCGCCTTGCGGGCCATGCGCCGTTCAGCCCTGTTCGCGGCGCACCATGCGTTCGAGTTCGGCGCACACATCGGCCATGCGCCCGGAGATGACGAGGCGCCCCGC